CGTTTTTGACAAGGAAAAACTAGGTCTTGAACACCCCCTATTATGCACATATTTAGGGGAAGGTCAATAGCTATCGTCTGCCAATTTGGCAGGGATTATTTGGGGTTTGAGGGAAGGTTTGCCTTAATTCGTTCACGTTTTGTTCCACTAGGCTCGGCTGGACTGACCTAGCAACTACATTAGAATGATTCTAAACTAGGAAAGGGGTTTAGGGGGTACAAATCTTTTACACCCCCCACCCAAAAAATCTGTGTGCGTGTACTATATTATATGCGTCTCAAAAAATTTTTGCAAAATTTGAAGTTTTCTTATTGCGAATGATTCTCAAGTAGTCGGGCGTGCCCCCTTGACCGAGAGAAAAGGGGAGGAGGCGCATGTGAGAGAGAGTGTGGTGTGTGAATACGCGCCTGTGGGATCCTCCCCTAGTACAGGAGATGTACCATTTGCATGATACAATCTAATTATAGACTAGTGAGGGTTGCATTGCAACCTGTATTCGTGTTATAATTAAAAAAAATTAAACGGAGATAAACCATGGCATATGGACTTAAGAGAAATAAAATGGCTGCTCTCGAAAGAAACAAAGGACCAATGAAAAAGAAGTCTACAAAAAAGAAACAAGGATATAAAGATCGTAAAGACGAATCAATAGCTATGCGTAAGAAAAAGAAACGCAGTAAAAAGCAAATGAAAGCAAGCAGAGATGAATCATACGGTAAGTTCGGAAACAAAAAAGGCAAAGGCAAGATTAATAAATAATGAAAGATCTTACTGAAAGACAAGAGGTCTTTTGTAATGAGTTCATTAAAGATCTAAATGCAGTGCAGGCAGCTATTCGCGCGGGGTATTCAACTCAGCATGCGAAAAAGAATGCATACACTTTGTTGCGTCAGCCCCGAATATCTGAAAGGATATCGGAGTTAAAAGGTGAATCAATCAAAAGAACAAAGATTGAGTCCGATGATATTTTGAGACGACTTGTTCGGATAGCGGAGCGAACTGAACAAGAAGGCGATTACAATGCAGCCATCAGATCACTGGAGCTTCTTGGTAAACATCAAGCGTTGTGGACTGATCGTAACATCACTGAAATACAAAATGCGTTTGCAACAGGCAATAGTGATGAAGACATTGAAAGAGATATTGAACGCTTGCAAAAAATTGCAGCACCTAAATTAAAAATAGTAAAGGAATAATATGGGCAAGATAACAAAAGGTGGCATAACTTCTGGAGAAGATACACCAAAAGAAGATACGTTTCTAACCGATAAACAAAAAAGATTACCACCTGATTTAAAAAGAAAGATAATTGAATCTAAACAATCTGGTGCTGGTTATTCTGGAACAGAAGACTACAAACAATAAACGTATTTGGCTAAACGCAAACTTCCTCCCCCTAAAGAAGAACCTCCCAATGCTTTGGATGAGTTCTGGAAAAGTTTAGGTTGCGATCCAAAAACAGGAAAACCAAAAGATGGCAAACGACACAAATAAATATTTAAAACAAATCGAAGGAATGATGCGTGGGCATACAGGATCTAGCTTTGGTAATATAGATATACCTAAAGTTAAAAATAAATCAAACATACAAACAGGGGCACCAAAAGATTTATATTCTACAAAGGTTAAAACTAAAATACCAATGAGTAAAGTACATAACAATCAACTAAAACAGATTAGTAAAAAATTTAAAAAAGACATGAAGAAAATGGGAGTGGGTTATTCAGGGACACCTGAGTATAAAGTATAGGAAAGCAATGAAGGGAAGAGTATTACAGCCAAAGATAAAAGCATACGATCCGTATAATCCACCAAAAGATATAATTAAACAATTGGTATTATGGGGAATGAATGCTTATGTTATCGACTAAAATAAAAAATTTTATTTCACAAGACGCAGTAGCTATTTTTAACGAGTATACCTGGGAAAAAATTAATAGAAGCAATCGCTATATGAAAGCTAAAAATGGCGATCTTGTATCTTATATATGGGAAGATGAATTAGGAATGTGCTATGATATTGCACATAATGATGAGCTAGCAAATGTTTATACAAATTTAAGTCAAAATAAAGTTGAGCAATTAGCAAATAAAAAATTAAAATTTGCAGGTTCTTTTTACAGAATCTATGGACCTAAGTGTGTTTTGAGAAAACATGTAGATAGAGATAACTATGATTATACAGTTACAATAAATATTTCAAACAATCCTGATAATTATCGCTGGCCTATTTTTACAGATACACAAGAACTAACTTTAGACCCAGGTGATGCATTTGTTTGTCAAGGAAATAAAGTACAACACTGGAGAGAAGAACATCAAGGACAGTGGTCAACTCAATTAATGTTACACTATCAAATAGATGAATAAAAAAGAATTAAGAGATGCTGCAACTAGAGTAGCAATCACACAAGCTCGTGAAGATTTCTTAGCATTTATTATGTTAATGAATCCAAGCTTTAGTGTTGGCCCACATCATAGAGTTTTATGTGATGAACTAATGAAGTTAGAACAAAATGAAATAGATAGACTTATGGTTTTTATTTCACCACGTTCCTCTAAATCTTTAATAACATCTACATATTTTCCTGCATGGGCTTTAGGTCGTAATCCTTTTTGGCAAGAGATTGCTGTATCTCACAGTGATGATCTTGCAACTAGATTTGGTAGAGCTATAAGAGATATAATATATTCTCCTGCATATCAATCTATATTTCCAAATACAATTATTCGTAAAGATAATCGCTCGGCAAACAGTTGGGCACTAGAACATAAGAAGAAACAAGCAGGATCTTTTCTTGCAGCGGGATCTGGATCAGGTATCGCTGGTTTTGGTGCTCATTTGGCTATCATTGATGACCCCATATCCGAGCAAGATGCCTACTCAAAATCAAGAAGAGAGCATTTAAACAACTGGTATGCGTCTGGTTTACGTACAAGGCTTATGCCTGGTGGTAAAATTGTTATAGTTATGACAAGATGGCATGAAAATGACTTGGCAGGACACCTATTGAAAGCAGAAGACAGTGGAGTTATGGCAGATAAGTGGTCTGTTGTAAGGATTCCTGCACTAAATACTACAGAATCTTCAGATACACTAAACATAGCCAGGGGGCAACTCATAAATCAAGGCTATTTAACAGAGGAATACCCAAAATTAAAGGCAGGAGAGTCGTTTTGGCCTGCAGCTGACCGTGAAAATGGGTTTTGCTGGACAACAGAAGAGATAATTCGTACAAAAAACAACACACCTGGCTTTAAATTCGATGCATTGTACGGTCAATCACCTACTGCAGAAGAAGGTAACGTAATAAAAGCAGAATGGTGGCAAAATTGGGACAATCCTTCACCACCTGAGTGTGATTACATCATACAATCTTGGGATACTGCGTTTTCTACTAGAACATCTGCAGACTATTCAGCAGTAACTACGTGGGGTATCTACAAATCAGGACTTGATATGCCTAATTTAATATTACTAGGGGCTGAAAGAGGTAGATGGGACTTTCCTACATTACGAGAAAAGGTTGTTGAGAAGTACAATGACTATAATCCTGATTCGGTTATCATTGAGAAGAAAGCATCTGGTCAATCTTTAATACAAGATCTTAGAATGACAGGCATTCCAATATTTGAATACCAACCTGATAGAGACAAAGTAGCTAGAGCGTATGCAATTACTTCTTTGTTCCATAACGGCAGAATTCATGCCCCCTTTAATAAAACGTGGGCTAAAGAAGTCATGGAAGAGTCACGAGCTTTCCCTGCATCAGCTCATGATGACTACATGGATACATTAACACAAGCTTTACTTTGGGTTCGTAACGGCGGATATCTTACACACGGTGATGATACGTGGCTTGACAAAGCAGAGAAACGAGTTTATAATAAGGAGCACCGAGCTTATTATTAAATGCAGGAGATTTAGGAAAAATACATGGCGATTGAAAAGATAATGACACCGTCTTTACCAGGGGATCTTGATGATCCTGTAAAGATACCACAAAATGATGATAACATTAGTGTAGATGAAGCAGGTAATATTGAAGTTACTTTGCCAGAAGATCAAGCACTAATGGAAGCAGAAGCTATGGGCATGTTAGATGAAGACATGCTAGGAAATCCAGAAACAGACTTTGATGCAAACTTAGTAGAGTTTATGGATGATAAAGATATTGTAGACACAGCGCTAGAGTTATTTGAAGGTTACACAATAGATAAAGAATCTAGAGAAGAGTATGATGTAATTGCAGAAGATGGAGTAAACTTATTAGGTTTACAATATGAAGAAAATTCTGAACCTTTTCCAGGAGCATGCGGAGTAACTCACCCTGTATTAGCTCAAGCAGTTGTTAAGTTTCAAGCTAAAGCTTTCAAAGAATTAAATCCTACAGAAGGTCCTGTGCGTACTAGAATAATGGGAGTACAAACAGAACCTAAAATGCAACAAGCAAACCGTATTAGAAATTTCATGAACTGGCAAACTCAAATTCAAATGCCAGAGTATGGACCTGAGTTAGATCGTTTATTATTTCATGTAGCATTGTATGGATCTGCGTTTAAAAAAACTTATTGGGATGTAACTTTAAACAGACCAATGACTCAATATGTAAAAGCTCAAGATTTTTATATAGATTACTATGCATCTAATTTGGAAACTGCTGAAAGGTTTACTCATAAATATTCTATGTCAGCTAATCAGATTAAAAAGTTACAAGTTGCTGGGGTATTTGCAGATATAGATTACATAGAAGATCAGCCTATTGATGAGAGTGATGCACAGCAAACAGCTGATGAAGCTGTAGGTTTGAGAAAGCCTTCACAAAATTTAGATAGAGTAGAAATTTTAGAAATGCATGTAGATATAGATCTACCTGGATTTGAAAATGAAAGCGGTATTAAATTACCTTATGTTGTTTATATGACAACAGATCAAAAAGTTTTTTGTATTAGAAGAAACTGGAATCAATCAGATCCACTACAAAGAAAGAAACAATATTTTACACACTATACTATGATACCTGGTTTAGGTTTTTATGGTTATGGTTATTTACACCTTATTGGTGGCCTAACAAAGACGGCTACTTCTTCACTACGTCAGCTAGTAGATGCTGGCACATTTGCTAATTTACCAGGGGGCTTTAAAGCGCACGGTTTGCGTGTCTTAGCTCCAGACGAGCCGATTGCTCCTGGTGAGTTTAGAGAAGTCAATGCACCTGCTGGGGATTTAACAAAAGCTTTACAACCTTTACCGTTTAAAGAGCCATCATCTACATTGTACAACCTAATGCAATATGTAACAACTGCTGCTCAACAGTTTGCAGATGCTACTGACAATATAGCAGAATCAGGAAGTAACTATGGCCCAGTTGGAACTACACTTGCTTTACTAGAACAGTCTAGTAAATTATTTGCAGCTGTCCACAAAAGAATGCACGAATCACAAACTAAAGATTTAAGAATACTTGCTAGATTGGATCATGAATATCTTCCAGAAGTTTATCCTTATGAAGTAGCAGGTGGTGCACAACAAGTTTTAAAAGTAGATTTTGATTTAAAGAGTATTGATGTAATACCTGTATCAGATCCTAACATGCCAACTGAAGCACACAGGCTTGCTAAATTAAATGCTATCATGGAACTCGCAAAACAAAATCCAAGCATGTATAACATGCAACTTATATCACAAGAACTATTCGCAGCTATGGGTGTAGAAAATCCACAGTCATATATGAAACAAACACAACAACCTTTTAGTGGTGATCCTGTTACAGAAAACATGGTTGCTTTAAAAGGAGGGGCACTTCAGGCTAGACCTGATCAGAACCATGACGCACACATTATTACGCATGGTACATTTTTACAAAACCCAATGTATAAATCAAATCCACAAGTTCAACAAATATTAATGTCACACATCCAAGATCACTTAGCTCTTAAGTATAGACAAGAAATGGCTCAGATGATTCCTGACGCACGTGTACAACAAATGATTATGTCACAACAGCAACTACCGCCTGAATTAGAAAATGAATTAGCTTTAGTTGCGGCAAATGCTTCTGACTCAGTTCTACAACTAAACGAAGCTAAAATGAAAATACTAGAAGGTGAACAAAAAGATCCTCACATTGAAATACAAGAAAAAGATCTTGCATTGCGTGCACAAAAAATGATGAATGATTTAAAAGTTGCAGAAGATAAACTAGCTCTTAAAGAAGCTGAAATGATTATTGATGATGAAAACAAAGATGATGATCGCAAACTTAGATTGACAGAGAAAGCTATGGATGTCGCAGCAAGAACAGGAGCTAACAAAGTAATACTTAAAACTGATGGGGATATATGATTTGGTTATTAACTGCAATGTTGTGGTACACAGATGTGGAACAACCTAAGTACTCAGACTATAACATAGAAGTATTTGAATCTCGTGAAGCTTGTCATGACTTTTTATTTTGGAATCAAACTAAAATTGTAACAGAGTTGGCTATAGCACATGGAGTAGATTCTGAAGGAAACTCTTTAAAAACTTGGGCTTTCTTTTGTGAAAATAGATATTTAGAGGAAGTATGAAAGGAATAAATGTAAGTGAAAATACCTCCATCTCAATGCCAGCGCGTAATCTTATTAGCATTATTGGCGCTTGTCTTGTTGGTGCTTGGTTCGGGTTTGGAGTCATTGAGCGACTTAATAATATAGAAACAAAAATACAGCTTATGGAAAAAGATCTAGAAGCTGCAAATATTTTTATTGATTCAGTGCCTAAAGGCGGCATGGTCAGTCCACAAGTTCAAGAACTCTTTATGTTAGTAGAATACCTTGGACAAAATGTAGACAAACTTAAAGAGCAAATGGAAGCGGAAATACCAATGATACTTAAGAACGATATGGTAATACAGTTTCATGAAGAAAGATTAATAGACTTAGAGGAACGAAAGAATGGAAACCATTAAAGTTGTATTTGCAATACTCATGATACAAAACGGTTCAACAATAGAAATGGTGCCTACGGATGGTCTTGCTGATTGCCTTAAACAAAAAAGAACTGTTTCTAGAAATATTGGAGAAGATCAACAAGGAATATATGTAAGTTGTAAAGAAGTAAAAGCAGAACTGTATGAAGACATGGGCCGACTTAAAATCAAAAAAATTATAGAATGATAACGAGGGCACAAACAAAAATGACTACAAAAAGAAAACCAAAAAGTAAATCTAAAGTTAACGAAGCTGGTAACTATACTAAACCAGGTATGAGAAAAGGTTTGTTTAATAGAATAAAAGCTGGAAGCAAAGGCGGTAAACCAGGACAATGGTCTGCACGTAAAGCTCAAATGTTGGCTAAACAATATAAATCTAAAGGTGGCGGCTACAAATCTTAATGCCTTTTAAATCTGAAAAGCAAAGAAAATATTTATATGCTAACGAACCAGCAGTTGCTAAAAAGTGGACAAAGAAATATGGTAAAAAGATTGTAAAGAAGAAAGGTAAAACAAATGCGAGAAAAAATAAACAAAATAAAAAAAGTAATTAAAGGTTTGTCCAAAGCATCAAAGACCCATGCTGCACAAGCTAAAACTTTAAAAGGTGTACTAAAAAAGAAAAAGAATGGCGTTAAAAAAAAGTCAAAAAAGTCTTAAGAACTGGACTAAACAAAAATGGAGAACTAAGTCTGGAAAGAAATCTTCTAAGACTGGTGAAAGATATTTACCTGAAGCTGCGATAAAAGCTTTATCACCTGCAGAGTATGCAGCAACTAGTAGGGCAAAAAGAAAAGGAACTAAAAAAGGAAAGCAATTTGTTAAACAACCTAAGAACATTGCTAAAAAAACGAGGAAGTACAGATGAGTAAAAAAGATTCAAGGTTAGCCAGAGCAGGCGTATCAGGTTTTAATAAACCAAAAAGAACTCCTAGTCATCCAAAAAAGTCACACGTAGTTGTGGCTAAAGAAGGTAGTAAAGTTAAGACTATAAGGTTTGGAGAACAGGGAGCTAGAACTGCAGGTAAACCAAAATCAGGAGAGTCAGCAAGAATGAAAGCTAAACGTAAATCGTTTAAAGCTAGGCATGGTAAAAATATATCAAAAGGAAAAATGTCTGCAGCTTATTGGGCTGATAAAGTTAAGTGGTGATCAATGAAAATATGCATAGTTAACCCAGGCAGATGTGGGAGTACTCTATTGTTAGGGTACTTACATAAACAATTACCTGGTTATAGTCTAGTATACGAAATAGTAAATCCTGTTTTACCTGATGTAGAAAATATTATTTTTAAATATCAATACTTGCATTGTTTTCAACCTTTGCATGGTGCAGATAAATATATTGTAATAGACAGAAAAGATAAAGAAGCATGGTTGTATAGTACTTACATGTCTAAAAAACATAATCATTTTCATGGTGCTTTAAAACAAGAGTTTATTTTTGACAAAGAAGAATATACCAATGCAAGACAAAATTTAAACATGCTTTATAACAACATGTGGATACCTGAAAGAGAACGATTGTTATCTGAGGGGGCAGATATGGTGTGGTATGAAGATATAAAAATAAATGAAGATGTGTCTATTGACTTGCCTTTCCTCGGTCATACAAAACTAGAACCTGTCTGGAGTACAACTAGATGAATACATTTACTCAGGCAAACGTACAAACATTAAACAATTGGATTGCTGAAAATTCTGCAGATAGTACTGAAGCAGATGTAACTCAAGATTTGTTAAACAGAAACTCTGTAAAAGAATTAATGGATAATTTTGATACAGTTAAAAAAGAAGTAGAAGATTGTTTATCTTATATTGATCCTATAAAAGGCAGTCCATATTTTATAGAAGATTTTGTTGATGACAAATGGTATAAATATTTTATTCAATGGCATGGCCCTATAAGTGATCTATCATATAAATTGTTTCCTAAAACATTACAAATATATAACAAGCACGATGAATTAACATCAATGCTAGTTTCTATTTTAAAACCAGGATCAATAATTGGATTACACAGTGGACCATGGAAAGGACATCTTAGAGGATTATTAGGTATAGATACACCAAATAATTCAGATTGTTTTATAGAAATAGATTTTAATAAACACATATTTGAAGATAGAAAGCTTATAGGCTTTGACGATACATACATGCATACAGCATCAAATAATACAGAAAAAGATAGAACAGTTTTATTTTTTAATGTAGAAAGAAAAATGAATACCCCTGGAAATCAAATAATTTTAAACAAATGGAATAACCTAGGAAAACAAAATGGCTTATCTTAATCACAACATACCCCCTTTCGCAGCTTACATTAGAAATGAATATATGTACAATCATGAAAAAGGACATGGCGAATTTACAGAATGTGAAGTACACACTATTTGCAGCATGAGAAGGAGAGCTGTTTTATTCGAAGCATTGTTGGACAATGGGGTAAATTGGACAAGAAGACCTATCACAGCTTTCTGTTGGAAAGAAGGAGCGCCTGTCAGGCCGATACATCATCACATGTATTGGGATTGTTTTTCACATTACCCAGATGTTCAAGTTAGAGAAAGATTAAAATTTATGAGAGCAGATCTTTTAACTGTAGACAAAGAACTAGTTAGAGGATCTTATATGTTTACAATAGATTGGGGACATGAAAGTCCTGCAATGTTAGATTCAGATTACTCAGAAGATCCTGAACACAAATGTGCTCATATGTTTAAAATGGATGATGGTAATTTCTTTGCTTATCCTAATAATAGAATAGTATGGGAAGATGATGCATTTATTGGGGACAGATTAAAAGTAAATCCAGGATATAAAATAGATCAAACAGTATACACAATAGAAGATAAAAGAGAACACATGGAAACAGACGATTCATATATGACTGAATTCATGGTTGACAAAAAAGACTAAAATCTGTATAATATGGTTAAGACCGCCGAAAGGGGTTTAAATTAATTTTGCTTAAAAGGAGAAAATTATGATAAGATCATTACTAGAATGGGAACCATACAGACCATATACAGTTGGTTTCGATTCACTTATAGACAGGCTCACATCTATACAAACAGATGCACCGAGCTACCCACCGTACAATATCAGAAAAATAGGAGACTTGAAATATTCAATTGAAGTAGCATTAGCTGGCTTTGATAAAAAGAATATTGAAGTAAACTATGCTGATAATACGTTGATGATAAAATCCAAAAAACAAGACCAGGAAGATAAAGATATAATGCACAAAGGCATATCACAACGAGCCTTTACCAGAAGCTTTTGTCTTGCTGAAGATGTAATTGTTAATGGCGCAGAATTCACTAATGGAATGCTGTGTATTGAATTAGAAAAGATAGTACCAGAGGAGAAGAAGCCTAAGACAATTAAAATTAAATAATTAGCGTGCCCCCCAAACAGGAGAACAAATGAGTATACACGCTTTTAAAAATAGGATAGATAAGGTATTAGCTGATGCTATCGAAACAAATCAACAACAAGTTTCTAATGGAGCTGCTGAAGACTTTGCAACTTACAAATATTTAGTTGGAGTATCCCAAACATTAACGGATATGCAAGGCAGGATTCATGATGAATATGTTAAACAATTAAAATCAACAGGAGAAGACGATGAAAATAATTGATGAAAATTTACCAGAACCAGCAGGTTTTAGAATATTATTAAAGCCTAGAGAAATACAAGAGAAAACAGCAGGGGGCATTATATTGGCTGATGTAAGTAAAGATCACCAGTCTTTGCAAACTAATGTTTCTAAAGTACTAGCTACGGGGGAAGATTGTTATACTGAGCACAAAAAAGCTTGGTGTAAAGTTGGTGACTGGGTACTTACTGGAAAGTATATTGGTCATAAATTTAGATATGACAACGAAGAATATTGCATTATCAATGATGATGAAGTAATTGCGGTAGTTCCTGATAAAGATAAAGTTTCTGCGAAATAAACTTGCATCACCAGGATAATTAGCGTATAATATAAACAATAACAACAGCGTTTAACGTGGGTCGCACCCAAGGAGGTCTGATATGATAGACAATGAGCAAACAGAACAAATTGAAGAACTAGATGATATAGTCGTAGATTTGTCTGAAGATGAAGGTGAGAAGCCTGAAGAGACTAGTGATACTGAGTCTCCAATTACTGAGGCAGTAAAAGAGGAAACAGATACAAAAGAGGCAAACGATCAGGAACAAACACCTGATGACTCGCCTGAAGAAATAATAGAAGAATCTGAAGAACCTGAAGCAGCTGAAGATGACTCAAAAAAAGTATTCGGCAAGCGTGCTGAAAAACGGATAAAGCGCCTTGTCGCACAAAAAAAGGAACTAGAAGAAAAACTCAAAGCCGCAGAGGAAGAAAGATATTCTTTACAAGCTAAGACAGATCAATTCGCAAGAGCATCTGCTCGTAATGAATTGGATTCAATTAATAACTATATTGAAGGCCTATCTAGCCGAGAAGAACAAGCCTTAACTGCTTTGAAGATTGCTAAAGAAGGTGGCAATGTTGAAGAGGAAATCAAAGCAACTGACACTTTAGCTACTGTGAAAGCCGAGGCCCTTGTCGCCAAACAGTATAAGGCACGAGCAGAATCTCGTATGCCTTCTAATCCTTCTGAGAAAAAATCTGAAGAAGATGTTCCTGCTAAACCTGAACAAGGCCAACCAATTCCTGATAGAAGGGCACTTGATTGGCAAAAAAGAAATAAATGGTTTGGTGGTAATGAAACTTCTGATAGAATAATGTCTCAAGCCGCAGTATTAATACATAAGGAATTAATTGAAGATGGGATTAATCCCGAACTCGAACCTGAAGAATATTATGCTGAACTTGATGCTAGACTTAGATCTGAATTTCCAGATAAGTTTAAACAGAAGGGAGCTAAGAAAGTTCCAACAGTTGTAGGCGGAACACGTGCAACCGTCGGTACATCTAAAGTTAAATTGACCAAGACAGAAGTAGAAATGGCTCAAAGACTAGGGGTGGACTTAAAAGAATATGCACGCCAAAAACAACGCCAGAATAAGGCGGGAGGACAATAAATGACAAAAGCAACTCAAAGTAGTCGTAAAACACGGGCTTCGACAACTCGTAAAAAAACTTGGGCACCTCCGAGTAAACTTGACGTAGGTCAAGAACCACCAGAGGGAATGCACTATCGTTGGGTCAGACACGAATTATTAAATAATACGGATGACGCAAATGTTAATAGTAGAATTCGCCAAGGTTATGAGCCAGTTAAACCAGAAGAATTAGGGGGCATTGCTCCTGACGTTATGGAATCTGGCAAGCACAAAGGAACAGTTAGATCTGGGGATCTTGTTTTAATGAAAGTCCCATTAGAAATAGTTGAACAAAGAAATGCTTACTATGAAGAACAAAATCGAAAGATGGCTTCAGCTTATAACCAAGACTTAAAAAATTCTGCTACTGATCAAATGCCTGTCACTGACGAGTCTAAGACAACATATAGTTCAGGACCAAGAACAACTAAGTTTGAAGATTAGAATTTATCCAATTCTGGTCTTCTTTAATTTTTAACAATTTTTTTCAAAGGAGAAAATTATTATGGCTGGATTTGGGCTATCACCCGTAAAACACATCAAAGGTGGTGTTGTCCGTTCTAATAACTTCACTGACGGAAACGGTTACAAGATCGCAACTACTGCGCCAACTGCTTATTTTGAAGGCGATTTAGTTTCGCTATCAGCTGGTTTACTTGTAACAGACATGGCAGGAGCATCACCAGGTGCTGTTGTTGGTGTTTTCTGGGGTGCAGAGTATACAGACAACGCTACAGGTAACATACAATTTGTGAGATCAATCGCAAATGGTACTGTTGCAAAAGCAAAATATAAGGCATACGTCTATGACGATCCCGATCTTATGTATAAAATTCAAGCAGACCAAGCAGTAACTCCAATTACGGAAGCTGAAGTAGGACACAACTGTCAAATAGTTGCTGGTCCAACTGGTTCTTCAATTACACATAAGTCTGGTTTAGTAGCAGATTCAAGCACTGCAGCAACTGGTAACGCAGGATTTCCACTAGCAATTTTAGGTAGTGGCGAAACTGACATGGGTTACACTGCAGCTGGAACTACTATGGACGTACTTGTTAAAATCAACACTCATCAATTCGGCATTGCTGCTGGAAATGCTGGGATATAATCTAGGAGGAATAAAAAATGGCAATTACTAGAGGTCAACTCCTTAAGGAATTAGTACCTGGCTTAAATGCAATTTTCGGAACAGAGTATTCTCGTTACGAAGATGAAGCCGCAGTACTGTTCGATCAGGAGTCATCAAACAGAGCTTTCGAAGAGGAAGTGCTATTCCCAGGTTTTGGGGAAGCGCAGACTAAATTTGAAGGCGCAGGCGTAGCTTACGCTCAAACAGGGGAAGGCTGGGTAGCTCGTTACACTAACGAAACAGTTGCTCTTGCTTTCGCAATTACTGAGGAAGCTATGGAAGATAACTTGTATGACAAATTATCAACAAGACTAACAAAAGCTTTAGCACGATCTATGTCGGCTGCTAAACAAACTAAAGGTGCAACAATATATAACGATGCATTCACCGTTTCTAATGGCGGAGATGGACAACCATTGGTATCCAACTCTCACCCATTACAAAATGGATCGACTGCATCTAATAGACCAAGCACATATAGTGATCTTTCTGAAACTTCTTTAGAAGATGCACTAATTGATATCGCAGGTTTAACTGACGATAAAGGTCTACCAATTGCACTACAAGCAAGAACCTTACACATACCAAGACAATTGGTATTTGTAGCAGAGCGTCTGATGGCATCTCCATACAGACCTGGAACTGCAGACAATGATGTCAATGCACTTAAATCTACTGGAATGATTCCAGGTGGTTACTATGTTAACCATAGATTTACTGATCCAGATGGATTCTTCTTAAGAACTGATTGCCCTAACGGCATGAAAATGTTCTCAAGAACTCCAGTAGCTACAAGCATGGAAGGTGACTTTGAGACTGGTAATGTAAGATACAAAGCTAGAGAAAGATACGTTTTCGGTTTTTCTGACTGGCGTGGTGTCTACGGTAACAAAGGAGTTTAATAAACTCAAATCAAGGGGGGCCTTAGGGTCCCTCTTGCTCTTGGACTTAACAAATTTTACTGACTGGCCAAGCAGACTTTATAGAGACAGTAAGAAAATAAATTGGGACTATATTCCCAGAAGGATTAAAAATGGCAACAACAACTTTTACAGGTCCAATTAAAGCAGGATCAACTTTAAACACAACAGGCACAGCCGCTAATGGCAAAATGAAAAACGTAGGTACTGTGTTAATGACACAGGTTACTTCAAAAATTTCTCATGATGATACATCAACTGCGTCAACAGGCGTAGTTATACCTGCAAACTCTT